TGATGTGCAAATGTTTTTTGCTAATACTAATGCTACTACACAATGGCAACAATGGATTAAGCCCAAAGGAGTAACCATGGTGCATATATTATGTATAGGCGCCGGTGGAGGTGGAGGAGGCGGGCAATCTGCTTCGGGTAATAAAGGCGGCGGCGGCGGTGGAGGTTCGGGAGCTATTGGTTCCCTAATAATTCCTGCTATTTTTTTGCCTAATGTTTTAAAAGTTGTTGCTGGAAGAGGTGGTCAAGGAGGAGCAGCTAATAGTAATGGAGTTGGTGGTCTCGCATCATATATTTCATTAGGAACAGGAATAACAGCTGGTACTTCTATACCAAATGTACTTTTATTCTCTAACGGTGGAGGTGCTGGTACATCTGCAAACCCGGGAATTGCTGGAGGAGCAGCAGCCGTTACAGCTATAACTGCATTAGGTCCTATAGGTAAACTAGGATTCTTCCCAAACATGGGTAATGCATTAAATGCTAGTACAGCCGCATTCCCCGGTTCTAATGGAGGTAGTAATACTACATTAACCGGCGTAAATATTACAGCTACATGGAATGTATCTCCATTAAGTGGAGGAACTGGAGGTGGAGGTGCACCTGCAAATGCTCAAGGAAATGGCGGAAGCATAACACTGCAAGCTGCTGTAGATTTTGAAGGAGGAGGATTTGCTACTACTATTGCAGGAGGTGTTGGTGCTGCTGGAGGAGGTGCACCAGGCAATGCCGGATATAAATCTCTTAAACCATTTTTAAACACAGGCGGTACTGGCGGAGGTAGTTCTAGTACAGGAACCGGGGGTGCCGGCGGTCCTGGAGGTTATTGTTGTGGTGGCGGCGGTGGAGGTGCTGGTACTACTGGCGGTCGCGGAGGTAATGGAGGAGATGGATTAGTAATCATCACAAGTTGGTAATATTTATAATAAAATAATAAATGGCAAATTCATTTTCAAAAGCAGGAATAACCACAGGAAACACAGTTGAGGCGTGGCACGTTACCCAATCAATTGATGCCTTTAGTGGTTTAGAGGCATATGATGTTTCTTTATCTGGATCACTTAATATGACTGGTTCTATTACCGGTGAACCTGGAGTTATAAATGATTTAACAGCCTCATATGCAATTTCAGCTTCATATGCTCCTTTTCCTACACTAGAATATGTCACATACAGAGCTACCCTAACCCAAACCGGTACCAATGCTCCCACACCCACAGTATTAGAAAGTTCCTCTTTATTTGCTGCTTCTTCTTTTGTTTATGGATCAACAGGAGTATTTTATTTTTCAAGCTCTGGGGCTTTTCCAACAGCAAGTAAAGTAGAAGTTGAAATAGATAACATGCAAGTTTTAGGATATACTATGACAAATAATACATTTAATGTTATTAGCGCTGCTGTAAACAATACCGATCTTATTGAAATAAGAACAGGAAAAGTAACATATCAACCTATGTCTGGATCTAATAATGCCCTTACAGTAGGGGCAGGAACAGGAGCAATAACCGATCTTTTATCAAATGATGTATTGAATAATACAAGATTTGTAATTAAAGTATGGTCATAATAAAACCTAGTTTAATACATGGTAAGGGAGTTTTTGCTACACAAAATATAAAAAAAGATGAAATTTTAGAATGTGATGTATTAGAAGTTCCCAAAGGAGACATAATTAATGATTATGTATTTCCTTTTGTAGGAAATCGAGTATGTATACATATAGGATTTGCTTCATTTTTAAATAGCAGTAATAATCCTAATATAAAACATATTAAGATAGATACAATAAAAAAAATAAGTTATTTTAAAACTTTAAAAGATATACAACCAAACGAAGAAATAACCCTCAAATACCTATAAAAATGGAAATAGTTACAGAAAACAAAGTTTTAAATCAAGAAGAGTTACAAACTTTAAAAACAATTCAAGAAGAAACCCAAGCTTTAATAGCTGAGTTAGGTGAAATTGAATTAATTCAATTAGGACTAACAGAAAGAAAAGAAAAAGCAAAACAATTCTTAACAGAATTAAGCCAAAAAGAAAAAGATTTTACTAGTTCTGTATTTGAAAAATATGGGAAATGTAATATTAATCCTCAAACAGGCGAAATAGCTCCTATTTCTTAATATGTATAAATAAAACCAAATGCCGGAAGAAGTATTAATATCCCCTGGTGTATCGGTAATAGAAAACGACCAATCTTTTATTGCCCAACAACCAGTTCAAGCAGGAGCAGCAATCATAGGACCAACAGTTAAAGGACCTGTTGGAATTCCTACTATTGTAACCTCATATAGTGATTATATAAACAAATATGGTACTACTTTTTTAAGCGGAAGTAATACTTACTCGTATTTTACATCCATTTCAGCATACAATTATTTTCAAAATGGAGGAACTTCACTTTTGGTTACTAGAGTAGTTAGTGGTTCTTTTACATCTGCTACTTCTTCATTTATTCCTGACTCTGGATCTCTAAATAATGCCTTTATTTTAGAGACTATCTCTGAAGGAGAAATGATGAACAGTACCTCAACTGAAAACCCAGACGGCACATTACCTTCTGGCTCAGCTGATAACTTAAGATGGCAGATTATTTCTCCAAATCTTAACACAGGTACTTTTAATCTTTTAGTTAGAAGAGGAAATGATTCAACTTTATCCCCAGTAATATTAGAAACTTGGGGTCCACTTTCACTCGATCCATTCTCTTCAAATTACATTGAAAAAGTTATAGGAAACCAAGTTGAAAACGTAGCAAATGATGGATCCGATTATTACATTCAATTAACCGGGTCATATACTAATGCTTCATCATATGTTAGAGTTAAGCAAGTTAATCTTATAACCCCAAACTATTTAGATAACTCAGGTAACCCAAAACCACAATATACAGCATCTATTCCAATACCAGCTAGTGGAACATTTGGAGCAGCAACCGGAAGAAACATACCTAATGGAACTGGAAACTATTATGAAAACATCTCAGGAATAGATTCCCAAGGTATCCCAGCAGCAAATTATACTGAATCAATTTATTTACTTTCAAACAAGGATGCATATCGATATAATTTTATTACTGCTCCTGGACTAGTATATGACTTTAATGCCCCTAACAACCATACAACTGTATTAAATCTCCTTACCTCAGTATGTCAAAACAATGGTAATTCAATGGCCATAATTGATACTGTAGGATATGGTGCTAATGTTTTAAGTGTAGTTTCGAGTGTATCTGCTTTAAATACTTCATATGCTGCAACATATTGGCCTTGGCTTAGAACAGTAGATCCTAGTACAGGACAACAAGTTTGGGTTCCTGCATCTACAATGATGCCCGGAGTATATGCATTTAATGATAACATAGCTAACCCGTGGAATGCCCCAGCAGGTGTTAATAGAGGAGTGATATCAACTGCCACACAAGCTGAAAGATATTTGACCCAAGGAAATAGGGATACTTTATATGAGGGTAATATTAACCCAATTGCTACTTTCCCTAACGTAGGAGTAACAGTATTTGGGCAAAAAACCTTACAGAAAAAAGCAAGTGCTCTTGATCGCGTAAATGTTCGTCGTTTATTAATTGAACTTAAAAATTATATTACTCAAATAGCCGACACTTTAGTATTTGAACAAAACACAGTAGCAACTAGAAATAATTTCTTAACCCAAGTTAATCCTTATTTAAACTCAATCCAACAGCAAGATGGATTGTTTGCCTTTAGAGTAGTGATGGATGAGACAAATAATACAGCTACTGTAATAGATAATAATCAATTAGTAGGTGCAATTTATCTTCAACCAACTAAAACAGCAGAATTTATATATTTAACTTTCAATGTAACCCCAACAGGAGTTTCTTTTGAGTAAAAAATGTTTTTGAATAAAAAAATAATATTTATAACAAAACAAAACACTAATTAAAAAATGGCAAACTTCTCAGTATCCTGTTCAAGCAGGGGCAGCAATTATAGGACCAACAGTTAAGGGACCAGTTGAAATCCCAACACTTGTTACTTCTTATGCAGATTATGTAAATCGATTTGGTGATGTATTACTTAGTGGAAGCAACACTTATTCTTACTTGACATCTATTTCTGCATACAATTATTTCCAAAATGGAGGAACTTCATTAGTAGTAGCTAGAGTAGTATCAGGAACATATTCTCCTGCAACTTCATCATTAGTTACTAATAATGCTTCTTATGTAGTTGCAGGATATGTTGATCCAGCATACTTAGGAACAGCTAATGTACTTACTTTAGAAACCATTTCTGAAGGTGCTCTTATGAATAGTGATTCCCCAGTAGTAAGCGGATCTTATACTTCTGGAAGTAAGGATAATTTGCGTTGGGAAATTACAGGAACCAATACAGGAACAGGAACATTCAATGTTCTTATCCGTCAAGGAAATGATAAAGATACAGATAAACTTATTTTAGAATCATGGAACAATGTTAATTTGGATCCTAACTCTCCACGATTCATCTCTAAAGTAATAGGTGATATTAATCTTGGATACGATCCAGCATCAAATCAAATAGATGTACTTTCAGGAACTTATTCTAATAAGTCAAGATATGTTAGAGTTAGCTACATCAACCCATTATTTTTAACTCCAAACTATTTTGATAACAATGGAGTTCCTAAACCACAATTTACAGGTTCTATTCCAGCTAATGCTAATGGAGCATTTGGTGGTGCTGTAGGATCAGTAGCAGGAGGAGCTAATTTTTATGAAGCAATTGATGTCCAAACCCAAGGAGTAGTAGCCTCAGATTATACCAATATGGTTAATTTAATGGCTAATAAAGACGATTACCAATTTAACATTCTATCAACCCCAGGTTTGTTAAATTCATTACATACTTCAACAGTATCTTCTATTATCAATAATACAACAAACAGAGGGGACAACATTTATGTAGTAGATATGGTAGAATATACTGGAACTATTGTAGATGCTACTGATAATGCTCAGTCCCGCAACACATCATATGCTGCTACTTACTGGCCTTGGGTGTTTATCCAGGATCCAGCTACAGGAAAACAAGTATTTGTCCCAGCTTCAACATTGATTCCTGGAGTATATGCTTACAACGATAAAGTAGCTGCTCCTTGGTTTGCACCTGCTGGTATTAACCGTGGTGGATTAAGTAATGTATTAAAGGCAAAACTGAAATTATCCCAAGGTGATAGAGATACATTATATGAAGCAAACATTAACCCAATTGCTACATTCCCTAGAACTGGAGTGTCAGTGTTTGGACAGAAAACTTTACAAAAAGGAGCTTCTGCTTTAGATAGAGTTAATGTAAGAAGAACAATGATTGAATTAAAATCATATATTTCTCAAATTGCAGATACTCTAGTGTTTGAACAAAACACAACTACTACTAGAAATAATTTCTTAAGCCGAGTAAACCCATACCTAGAAGCCATCCAACAAAAACAAGGTTTATATGCGTTTAGAGTAATTATGGATGAAACTAATAATAGCCCAGATGTAATTGATAGAAATCAGTTAGTTGGTCAGATTTATGTTCAACCGTCTCGCACAGCAGAATTTATAGCACTTGATTTTATCTTGTTACCTACGGGAGCTCAATTCCCAGGATAAAAGGTTGAAAAGTTAAATATGTATAACAAAACAAAACAATAAAATAAAATGGCAATTCTAGATCCGAACGAAATATTTTACACAGCGTTTGAACCAAAACAAACCAACCGTTTTATCCTCTATATTGATGGTATTCCTTCATATATGGTAAAAGGAATGGGGCTCTTAACCACATCAACGTTCAACGTTTTGTGAAAGGAAAAACAAAATGGAACACTATCGCGTTCACATTGTTTGATCCTATTACACCATCAGGTGCACAAGCTGTAATGGAATGGGTTCGTTTACACCACGAATCAGTAACTGGTAGAGATGGTTACTCTGATTTCTATAAAAAGGATCTTACATTTAACATTTTAGGACCAGTTGGAGATATCGTTTCTGAATGGGTAGTTAAAGGAGCCATGATTACAGAAGCAACATTCGGAGATTATAACTGGGATGATGATGGAACAGCAACAAATATCTCAATGACTATCCAGCCAGACTACTGTGTATTGAACTTCTAATATTTTACCTTTATTTTTTAGAGAAGCTTGCCTAGTTTAGGTAGGCTTCTTATCTTTTCATATATTTATATATGATAAACAAAGTTATAACAAAATACAATTTATGAGTGAATTTAAAATCCCAACCGAAACAATCGAATTGCCTTCAAAAGGTTTACTTTATCCTGGAGATTCCGAACTAGCTAAAGGAACAGTTGAAATGAAATATATGACAGCGCGTGAAGAAGATATCCTCACAAACCAATCATATATTAAAAATGGAACAGTTTTAGATAAACTATTGAAATCATTAGTAGTATCTAAAGTTAACTATGATGAACTTTTAATTGGAGACAAAAATGCCATTATGGTGGCTGCTAGAATTCTAGGATATGGTAAAGATTATACTTTTGAATACTCAGGACAAGAACATACAGTTGATCTAACCACGATTGAAAATAAACCAATCCACCCAGAAATAGAGGCACGCAAAACAAATACATTTGAATTTGTTTTACCCCACTCGGGTAATCACATAACGTTCCGTTTATTAACACATAAAGATGAACAGGATATTAACCGAGAACTAGAAGGACTTAAGAAAATTAATAAAGACTCATCCCCAGAATTAACTACAAGACTAAAATATATTATTACATCTGTTGAAGGATCTAGTGAGAAAAAAGATATTCGTGATTTTGTTGATAATTATCTTTTAGCTAAAGACTCTAAAGCATTAAGGGAACATATTAAAGAACTACAACCTGATGTAGATCTGTCTTTCTTTCCCAGTGAAGGGGGAGATCGAGTCAATATTCCAATTGGGATTAACTTTTTTTGGCCTGACTTCTGATATAGCCCCCCAAGCTAGAGCTGCCTTATTTAAACAAATTCATGAAATTGTATTCCATGGTAAAGGAGGATATGATTGGAATACTGTTTACAATATGCCTATTTGGCTAAGACGTTTTACTTTTAATGAACTTCAAAAGTTTTATAAAGAAGAAAACGAGCAATCTGAAAATAATCAAAACAAACAAAGTGGAAGAAAAACCTTAATTGATTCCACAGGTAAAATAAATGCACCTGATTTCCTTCAAGCTTCTCAAGGACATAAAAGGCCCACGAAATTTAAATAAAAACGTGGGCTTTTCATATTTATAATAAAATATTTTTAAATGGCTAAACCAGATCCTAAAAAAGCAGCCGAAGATATTGAAGACAGCTTTGCTAATCTAAGAAAAACTCTTCAATCCATTGGAGAAGAACTGGGCATTAACGTTAATAAAATAACAGAGGCAAAAAAAGAATATCGAAGTCTTTTAAATATTGCTGAACAACTTCAAAATAATGAAGAAGAAATTTCAAAACTTTCTGATAAACAAGTAAAAACTCTTCGTTCCAAAGCAGAAGCAAACTTAAGAGATTTAAAAATAATTGCCCAAGAATTATCACTCAAACAAAAATTAGAAGATGAAGAACGTGCCCTATTAGAAGCAGCAAAGAATAAATTCAGCGTTGAAAGTAAAATAGTTGAAAAAATTCAAGAGGAAGATAAACTTCGAGAAAAAATAAGCAAAAACATAGGCATAACTGGGGTTCTTTTAAAAGGAATGTCCAAAATCCCTATAGTTGGAGAATTATTAAAAACAGATGAAGCATTAGAAGCTGCAAAAAATAAAGCTAGAGAAGGAGGAAATGCATTCCAAGTAATGGGTGCTGCTTTTGGAAGTATGGGTAAATCTCTTTTAACTAGTTTAAAAGACCCGTTAGTACTTACTGGTTTGTTAGTAAAAGGATTTAAGGCATTATTAGACTTAGGATTTAGGGTTGATGTTGAGGTTACAAATTTATCAAAATCCATGGCTGTTTCGAAAACTGAAGCAGAGGGAGTACGAAATAGATTTGCTGAAATTCAAAATTCAAGTCAAAATATATTTGAAACTTCCACAAATTTAGTAACAGCCCAACTTGAATTAGCCGATGCTACCGGAGCAACTAGAGGATTTACTGAACAGCAACTCAAAGATCAGATTTTACTTACTAAGCAAATGGGTCTTTCTGGTGAAGAGGCAGCCGGTTTACAACAGTTTATGCTTTCTTCTGGAAAATCTGCTAAAGATGTAACCAAAGATATTATTAAACAAACCTCCTCCCTTGCTAAACAAACAGGTATCCAGTTAGACAATAAAAAAGTTATAGGAGAAGTAGCAAAAGTTTCAGGCCAATTAAGACTCCAATACTCCAATAACCCAGCTTTAATAGCAAAAGCAGTAGTTCAAACTCAAAAATTAGGAATAAGCCTAGAACAAGCTAAAAAAGCTGCTGAAGGATTACTTAACTTTGAAGAATCTATTGAAAATGAATTAAGTGCAGAATTATTAACAGGTAAAGAATTAAATTTAGAAAGAGCTAGAGCATTAGCCCTAAATGGAGATTCAGCAGCAGCAATGGAAGAAATTGCTAGTCAAGTAGGCACAGCCGCTGATTTTTCTAAAATGAATGTTATCCAACAAGAGGCATTAGCTAAAGCAGTAGGAATGAGTGCTGATGAATTAGCTGATTCTTTAGTTAAACGAGAAAACCTAGCTAAACTTGGGGATGAAACTAGAGCTCAACTAGAAGAACAAATTGAACTAGCCAAACAACAAGGAGATCAAGATAAAGTAAATATGCTTGAACGTTCTTTGGGAAGTGAAGAAGAGGCTCAAGCAGCCCTTGAACGTGTTTCTGAACAAGATAAATTTAATCAAAGTGTTGAAAAATTAAAATCAATAATGTCTGATTTTTTAGCTGGACCTGCTATGGGAATAGCTAAATGGTTAACTGGGTTATTACAAAACGCTACAATGTTAAAGGGAATATTCATAGGAATATCTACTGTAGTAGGAACTGTCTTATTAGCTAGCTTTGCAAAATCTATAGCCTCACTTTCAATAATGGTAGTTAAAGCCGTGGCATATGCTGCTGCTTGGGCAATAGCTAATCCATTTATGGCTGCTATTGGATTAGCGGCAGCAGCAGGAGTGGGAGCTTTGGTTTATTCCCAAATGAAAGATGGAGCCATTGACCCTAAAGGAGGTATGATTGTTTCTGGAGAAAAAGGCTCTATCCAATTAGATAAAGAAGATTCAGTCATAGCAGGAACTAATTTATTTGGTAAAAAAGGAAACAAATCTGGGGGTGGGGGTTCATCTCCTTCTATGGACTTAACTCCTTTAATAGCAGAAATCAGAGCATTAGCTTCCCGACCTGTTTCAGTAGCAATCGATGGTGTTAAGGTTATAGAAGCAACTACAGGTAAAAACCCTGATGTTGATTCTAATGAAATGAATAAAAATAGTTACAAAGTCCAATAACAATTAATATTTATAATAAAATAAACTATGGGACTAAAAGATCAACTCCAAAACCAAGGTTCACAGTTAAGTGAATTTGATGGGCAAACCCCACCAAACGCAGACTTATCTAACCCCCAATCAACATTACACTACCAGTATTCAATTAATGGTACTCCAAACCTGTTAGGATTTCCAACTCCATCATTACTTGATTTGAACGGAGTTACTCCTCCACGTTACTTGGATAATCCACCTGAATAATATTTTTATATGGGGCTTTTAATTAAATTACAAAACGGTGACACCGCACTGAAATCACTCAAGTTTGGCAAAGATAGACCAGGCGGTGGAAGTAGCAATCAACCATATATTCAAAATCCAATAATTGAAGCCCCCGGGGTCCTTAGCCAATTTGATAATGATTTTTTATTACGGGGTGGTTTAAGAGCTCCAATAAATGCTGCTGAGGATGTTGCTAGATTAACAAAATACATGTTTAATCTAAAAAACCCAAGCGGTTTACTTTTTATAGCCAAACAAAATCTACTCTCTAGAGTTGCAGTTGCAACTGAAGCTTCCCAAAAATGGGGAATTAATACACCGGGGGCTGGAAATCGGGTGATTTTGAAGTTAGTTTTAATATCAAAAACAAACAAAAAGATTTAAAGACTAAAAATAGGTTACTCGAACTTTTCCAAAAGAAACAAATTATCCTTTATTCTGAGTCCTTAAAAGAAAATAACCTTAGAGTATACGCAGCTGGTCCTGGAGCCCCCTTAGGAATAGGAGTAACTAGAATCCAATTTGCAACCGATAATAAAGGTCTCCCATCAAGAACAATCCAACCAACAGATTATTCTTGGTCTATAAATGATTTTTTTACTGAATCTAGATTACCATCCACAGGATTAAATTCCAAAATTAGAGAAGATTTTAGAAATAAATTACCTTTTAGGATAAGAAGTATAATAGGAGCAACAAAGGATTATTCAACTACCAATAACATTGAGAAAAATTTTAACCTAGGCAACCCAGGCCAAAGTGGTAATGTTTCTAATTATACTCGAGGAAAAATATTAGTAGAAGGAGTTCCATCTGTTCCAACCGATAAAGTAACAGCATATCCTATATATCAAAGTAAAGATGATGAACTTCCAACAGATAGTTCTTTATTAAATGACCTTATTCCTTTCAATATAGCAATATTAAACAATGGAGGAGGAAATGTTAAAAAATTCATTCATTTTAGAGCGTTTATAGATTCATTTTCGGATTCATATAGTGCTGATTGGGGTAAAATTGAGTATATGGGTAGAGCAGAAAAACTTTATAAATATAAAGGATTTGACAGAGATATTTCTCTTGCATTCACTGTAGCAGCCCAATCCAAAGATGAACTCTCAGTAATGTATGATAAATTAAATTTTCTAGCCTCATCACTTGCCCCCGAATACCTCCCAGGACAGGATGGTCTTACTGAATATATGGCAGGGAATATAGCTTATTTAACTGTAGGAGATTACATAGTGAATCAACCGGGAGTTATTACTTCACTAACATTTGATGTTCCTGAAGAATCCCCATGGGAAATATCAATTAAAAATGATGGAACTGCATATACTTTAGATGAAAAAGCAAACCAAGATTTTCCACGTCGTTTACCACACATGATAAAAGTAACTGGGTTTAAATTTATTCCTATCCATACATTCCGACCAGAAATAATCAAAAATCTTGAAGGAAATGTTAATAAAAAATATATTGACCCTATTAAAACTAGAATTACTACTACAGTCCCAGGACAAGACCCAGTAATTTCTAATGAACCTCCTACTTCTACTGAACTTGATTTAGAAAAATTTCTAGAAAATTTTAAAGCTATAGGATTTGCTGTGTGATATAATCATTTAACTAATAATTTTCTATGAACAGATACCAATATATTCCCACAACAGTTTTAGAAGGAACCCAAACTCCTATGTACACAACTACAAAGTACCCTTCAATCCCCCTTGGATTCTCAGATATTTTTGTATATACTACTAAAGGTGATAGATATGATATTTTAGCTAGTTTTTATTATGGAGATTCTTCCTTATGGTGGGTTATTCCTTCTGCAAATACAGGATTAACATTTGATTCTTTAATTCCTCCATCAGGAATACAAATTAGAATCCCTTCCCCAACACGAACTTCTGAAATATTATCTATGTATAATATGATAAACCAGTAAATTTGTGATAAGTTATGCCAGATATTATAGGAGAAGCATTAGAAGATTATGTTATTAAACAAATTAAAAACCGCCAAGAACTACATGGTTCCGGAGTTGCAGATTCAACTCAACCTATAAGAGATACTAATATTATTTCTCTCTTAAACTCAAATACTTCTTGGATTAAATTAGCATCTGGAGTTAAAGTTAGCCAAGCTAGACTTAATGATATAGGTGTTACTAATGTACTTCCCGGCTCAGATTTAGCTAAAAAATATGTTTTATATTCTGGTTTTTCAGAATATTCAAGTGGAAAACTTACCCAAAGAGAAGGTTTTATGCCTTCTACTCAAGACACTGTAAATAGCTCTTATACTTATGGAGAATATGGTTATTCTCCAATGCCAGGCATTATAAGTGCTGATATAAAAGCTCTAAATAGAGGCTCTATAAAAAAAGCCTCAGTAAAGTTAAAAGCACACAATAAACAACAATTTGGCATAAT